TCTGTATTGTCTTTCCAGATCTTGCGAAGATATTTAAAGTCTGTAAGCGTTGACTGCCACGTTCCAAGAATAGTTGCAAGTTCAACCTTACGTTCAATTTCTTTATTTGTATCATTTTCACGTAGTACGACTTCTGAAAGGTTACAAAACTGGTAAGGACGTAAAATAATCTCTGAACATGGGTTAGTTCCGTAGTGTATATCTGGATCTCTTCTACCAAACTTGGCTGCTTGGGCTTGAGCTGCGGCCACATTGTATATACCTCGTTCTCCTGATTTTGAATCATATAGAGATTTCCATTCTGCAATAAACTGCTCCATGTCTGGCTTGCGTGAATACGCAACAGAGTTATTTGACAAGGCACGTTGTGGACTTGCTTCCCACCAGTTACCTGACTTTGCCTGTGCCATTTCAATATCATTAATATTAGAAAGAGAAATCATTGCTGAGCGACGAACTCCTCCAACAACGACTACTTCACCAATCTTGCACATAATGTCGTGGCATTCAATTGGCTTTAGATTTCTTCCTGTAGCATTCTTAAACTTTGCAATTGTAAAATCAAATAAGTTAATAAGTGGTTGTGGTCCTGAAGATCTTCCACCCATTGTCTTAAGTCTTGCCCCTGCTGGTCTTACCTTAGAAACATCAATTGCTGGAATCTGTCCAGACCAAAGTAGTGCTAGCAACTCACGGTATGCTTTAGCCCAACCCTGCTTTGAGTCTTCTACTGTAATAACTGTAGTTGACTTCTCTAAAGTTTCTGGGACGGCAGGAAGCTTATTGATGTACTTATACTCAACAGAAAATCCTACGCCTGTACCGCACATAAGAATATACATTGTCTCATCAAATGAACGTGGTGAATCAACTGGTAGAAAAGCACAGTTATATCCTGCTACATTATCTCTTTCCAATGCTGCTCCTGAAGTCATAACAGAACGCATTGATGGCATTACATTTCGTTCAAAAACAAACTCTTTTAATTCCGCAACAAGCTTCTCATTTGGAATATAATTATGATTTTTTTCTAAGTGGCCAAGCATGAAGTTAAAATATCTATCTACTGTCTCACCCCAAGTCTCACGGCGATTATCTTCTGATATCCATCTTGCATATCTTGATAACGCAATAAAATTTTCATATGGGTTTGCAATAGTCTTAGACATTTATAGTACCTTTTTCTCCGCCTAGCGGTTAAGTTAAATTTAGTGTGAAGACCCTATTCTACCAAACAACTATTCATATGGGAAGCGTAAAATATATTTATTGCCTTTATTTTAAAATATTATTAGTCAACTATACACGTATACTTTATGATTATTCTAGTTGACTGGCTTGACAGGTCTATGTAATTAATGTTATGCTTGTAGTTCGTTATCTCTAGAGGAGGAAATGCCAATGGAGAAAATAAAACAACAGGTGAGTGATCTGGCTCACAACATGGTTACAATAGTAATGATTACATTATTTATGTTTCCTGTACAGCCAGTGAATGCACTAGAAGTAAAACCTTTAGTGAAAACTGAAGCCCAACTAAAGCAAGAAGTCTTAGATAAGTTCAGTAAAGAAATTTACAAGCCATCTGAGATGCTTACAGACGAAGAGCTAGTATTACTACTTAAGACTGTAGGATTCGAAGGAGTAGGCCTTAAGAAAGCTTGGTCCATAGCAAAGCGTGAATCTAACGGAAGACCGCTTGCATATAACGGGGATAGGAACACTGGAGATCATTCTTATGGAATGTTCCAGATAAACATGATTGGAAATCTCGGTCCAGAAAGACTAGAGAAATTCAACCTAAAGAGTAACAAAGAGTTATTCGACCCAGTAACAAACGCAGAGATAACGTACTATATGACCAATGGCGGTCAAGATTGGTCCAGCTGGAAGGGTATGACCCCCAAAGCACAGGAATGGCTATTGCGATTCCCAACAACTGAAAAGAAGTAGGATAAATGAAGATACAATATGTATCGAAGTATCTCTCTTTATCTAGAGAGGGCCTTGTTCCAGAGCTTTTATGCCCAATGGATCAAGGCTCTCTTTATCCTAATCAGGATGTTAAAGAAAATATATTTTTATATTGCTTGTCTTGTGATTACAAGAACAACATAGGTTTAGAAGCTTACAGCAAAATAGAAGCAGCGGTTAAAAATGAAATCTAAAAAATTAGAACACCATGTCTATCATCCAGTTTTTGAACAGATAGGCTACATGAAAGACGTAATGCCTGAATGGTTTAAAAAAATAGAAAAATTTGCTGGTGGCAAACTTAGCATTATGCCATCTACAATAACAGTAAAAAGCTGTGCTCCTTTTATGGATGCCTTTTTAACTGGATATTATATGCCCGCTCCTGTTGATTTTTTAGTTGAGCAAACGCCAAACGGACCAAAAATAAGTTGGAATTTTTTTGATGCTGAATACAAAGAAACTGATTTTGTTATTGAAAGAGACAAGGGCATGATTCCAACACTACCCATTCCACAAGGGTTTCACGATAACCATTTTTCATGGAGCACAAAACAAATTCTTAAGGTGGAGGATGGCTACAGCCTTTTAATAACACACCCTTTGAATAGAGATGATCTGCCTTTTAGAACAATGTCTGGGCTAGTTGACGCAAACTACCCAATGAATGGTGGCAAGTTGCCGTTCTTACTCAAGATGGGCTTTGAAGGAATAATTAAGGCTGGAACTCCAATTGCACAAATAATACCTGTTAAGTCAGAGCCCTGGAAACTTGAAAGAAATACAAATTTATTGTCTGAAGCAAAGCTGGCCCGTAGCGAATCTTTAAAACATATTATTGGCTGGTATAAAAATAAATACTGGAACAGAAAGGAATACAACTAATGTCAGATTGCGAATGTGGCAATTGTATGTGCGGAAAAGGAATTCAAATAAATACCCCAGAAGAAATTCAATATGAATCTTCTGGATTTAATACATACGATTGGAAGATGCCTGTAATCTTCCCTAATACAGACGGAGGAGTAAAAGAATAATGGATGAATCAAAACTACCTGATGGAGCAGTAATTAGAGATGCTGGAACCATTGAAGATAATTTGCCTATGGTTAATTATATTATGCTACATCGCATATACGATATGATGACTCTTATTGCAAATCATTTTGACACAGAAAAAGCAACAAGGATGATTGAATATCATCAAGAAGGATATTTGCTAGGACCTGAACCAGCATTTACTCCAGGAGAAAAAAAATAATGTCTTACTCTCAAGAACAAATGGATTTTGCCCATAAGGTTGTTTTTAGACTTATGGAAATATTAAAAGTATGCCCCAATGTAGACGACAAATATAAATGCCACACGACTAATCAAAAAGCACATGCTAGATGTGTAGACTTAATGGTACTCTTGGCTGAAATAACCAATCTGCCCGAATATCTGGTATACCTAGGAAACAATCCTGAGACCAATGTAGATCCTTATGGCTGGATTACTGAATATCCTGCTGCTGAAAAAATTGTTGAAAAAACAGTTGACTTAGAAAATAACGTGTAATACAATTAAGATGTGTAGGTGACGGCAGTAATGCTTCCCTATATAATGTGTAGTAATACACTAGAAAAGCCCATTCGGATCCGCCTCTGAATGGGATTTTTTCTTTTTACTTCTTTTTATCTCGTTCTCTTTGTAATAGCCTATACAAACCATTTGGAACAAACTTTGACGCTATATTCATTTCGTTTTTCTGAAAGCGTTTTCTGTCTATGTCAGTCAATTCCCTAATCTCAAGTCCTAGCTTTGACTTTCTTTCAAAGGGAATATAGTGTACAAAAGGATCCCCTCGATTAATTGTAATTTTTTCATTGCCTCCATGATACAAAACCTGTTGATTGATTTCATGGTGTATATCAGTATCAATAATACCAGGGAGGACTGAAAAGTTTTTATTATAATGATAAAACATTGGAAGCTGTAACACAGACCAGCCTTTAGGAGTAATAATTCTCCAAGGACACTCGGCCTTAAATACAAACTTTGCTTTATCTCCATGTAGGCTTGCGTCTGCCCACTTTAAAAACTGATTATTTGTATGAATGCTCCAAGCAAATGATTCGTTAGAGGTCTTCCATAGGAATTCTTGTGTTTTATCGTTGAATCCTAGTTCTGTGTCGCACCACATTGGAAGAACGTAGCCTTGAGAAAAGAAATCTGGAAAAGATGGACAAATTTTTACAGTAAATGATGAAGGAAAATTAATCGAACCAAGCTGAGCCGATCCTGGACCATCAAGCATATGGCTTTGATCCAACATGTTTGGGGTATCTTTAAACCATTGCGGCACAAACTGCTTTGATGGCTTTGGCTTACACTGCTGTATCTCTTGTAGTCCTGGCATCATAGATATAAATTCAATATTACTCATTACAACAGTATAGCAAATGTATTTAGACCTGTATAGTGCAAAAAGTGCGAAAAAAGTGCGCCGTCGAAAGAAGAGCCATATCTTCATATGTGATCATTTGTAGAATATGTCATACAAGCCCTCTACGGGGGCTCTAAGCCCTTAACGGGTCATATTTGGTATCTCCGATACTAAGACCCCAGAAAAGGGCGGGAGAATTAAGATTTGAAACTTTTTATATATACAACTATAGAGGATAATATAACCAGAGACATTACTGGAAGAATTAAATGATATACACCAAGATAGATTGTATTTAATATTGTATTCATTTAGCTATAATGACCAATGAGTGATTTAGAACTGTTCATTGTCTATGTCTTCATTTAGGTCAAAATCAAAGATATCTTGCTGTCCCGCCCAATTTAAGAATTTAGACATAGCTAGACCTGAAAAGACTGCTGTCGCAGTTAACGCAATTAAACCATAGATTTTCTTCATCGTCTTTTACAAGTACATTTCTTTTGTCGCATCTTCCACCACATCCATGTGTGATGAATAGCCATTAAACCCATAACAATCCACATCAGTTGCATTTCAGTTATTCCTGAACCTGTGGTTAATACTATATTTTCATGATCGTGCATATTATTATTATACCATAATCCTAGTCAACTGTAATATTAATAGCATGTTCTAGACAATAGAATTTCATAGATCCATCTTGTAATAGTTTAGATGTATACGATGCCTTATCGCAATAGCTACAAAATCTCATTTATCCTGCCTTCCGCACTTTTCTCATATATGTTCTTGCTCTGTGGCAATTAGAACATACTACTTCACATTTGGCTATTTCTTCATCGATTCGTTTCTTAGATAACGTATTAAT